ATGCGTTTAGCAGAGCGGATGACAGAAAAGCAGCTGAAGGCTGTCACAAAGACTCGGGCCTGCGGCGGGGTTCCAGGCCTGGTTGTAAAGGTCGTAAAACTCAAAGACGGCAGCTTGGCCAAATACTTCATTCTGCGGGAATCAACCATCAATCGGATATTTACACTGGGACGCTATCCGCAGATGTCGCTCGCAGATGCCTTTAAAAAGGCCGCTGAGTGGAAAGTAAAGATCAAGCAGGGTATCGACCCGTCCGAAGAAGAAAAAACGCTCAAGGCTTCATTACGGAAGAAATCAACGTCCGGGGATGATCGTTTAACCTTCGAGCAGCTGGTCTACAGGTGGATTGAATTCAATGAAGCTCGAGGTCGCTGGAATAATCCGAGCAAACCGAAGAAAGAAGTGTGGCAGGGCTTTTTTAGAAATCACATTCCTGATTCGATCCGGATGTGTCCGGTGGAGGAATTGAAGCCCGAGATGTTTGCGGCCGCTCTGGGCGAGAAGTGGCGGACGATGATTGATACTCCGGAAAGAATTTTGTCTGACGCTCGCCAGGCGATTGACTGGGCAATCCGCTCGGAGTTCGTCCCTCCTATGCTGAATCCCGCACAGGTCAAAGATGGGAAGTTGGGAGACCTGCTGCCATTGGTGAGAGCTGAAGGCGGCCATGAACCGGCGCTCCCTCCGAAAAGAATGCCGCTTTTCTTTGCCGAGCTTATGAAACTTGTCCCGGTTAGCCAGACAGCTCGGTGCTTGGCCTTTGCGATTCTTACTGCCGCCCGGAACTCAACAGCTCGGGAGGCGACCTGGGGAGAGATTAAAGAGACAGAAGGGCAGTGGTTCCATGTCATCCCCAGAGAGAGAATGAAGGTCAAAGGCGAGAAAATACCTTTTGATCGTAAGACACCGCTCAGTCCTCAGGCAATGGAATTATTAAAAACAGCTCCTCGTATCGGAATGAGTGAGGACGCTTTTATTTTCCCGAATATCAACAAGGGAAAGAACTCTCCGTTTACAAGAGATTCGGTCAGCGCCTTGATTAAGCGCATGCACGACAAGCAGAAAAAAATAGATGGGATTGGCTGGATTGATCCGGATCAAATGCATTTGAAAACCGGTAAGCCGAGGATTGTCACTTTGCACGGCTGCGCTCGGGCAACTTTTAATACCTGGGCTAAAGATGCGTCCGGATATGGCCATCCGGCATTTGCAAAGGACTTGAGAGAAAGCTGTCTCGACCATCGCAATGAATCGTATCAATGCGCCTATGACCGAGAGCAGGCTTTAGGGGATATGAGAGAAGTTTTTGATGCCTGGGGAGCGTTCTGCTTCAGCCAGATCAAATAAAAAAATAATGGGGCGGAATTCCGCCCCGAGTGGTTTCATTTATACCGTCGCCTCCTTTTCGCTTCCTAGCGTTTTCGACCAAGCGACAACGTCCACACGCCGCCACCTAGAGCATCTTGTAGTGAGCCTAATCGGTTCCGGGAATCTTCCTACTTTAACCAGCGCCCACACTGTAGAGACTCCGATATTCAATAATTCCGCGACCTGTTTCACGTCAAGGAGGAGCACGCCGAGATCGCTGCTATCCGATTTACGTTTTCTCATTTTTTCATTCCTCCTTCAATTCTTCCAATTTCTCGATGCAGCTTGTCCATACAGATCTTGTCGAACTCCTTCTTGTCCTCAGAAGAGATCAACATCTGAAACTGCTCAAGCATGATGTGGACATCGGCGCATTCTTCAATAACGTGGTGCCAGTGTTCCGGTGAGGGCTCGTCAAAATAGTTGACAAACGCCTCCTGCAATTCATCGACTTCTTCCGGCAATTTTTCGTATACCTGATGGTCATAGCCGTAGTGATCCATAATCATGAGCAGGTATGAGTAAAACTCAACAGCTTTGTTCAGTGTCATTCTCAGCCTCCTCGGTATCCAGCTTCATGAATTGGTCAAAGATGTTTTGCTTGAGCGCTTTTGCCGGAACAACGTCAGAGTTGTCACGCACGTTCAGCGCTTGAGCCTTGTCCAAAAATAAATTGAGGAGGCGCATAACTAGCATGGCCTCCTCGCGGGTGAGTTCGATTTTGTCCATGTTTATTCATCCTTAAAGAAAACTAAAAAGAAACGGTTTGTTCCGGCTTTGTTTGCTGCCGGCTTTTTATCGCCAAAGACTGGCTGCCGTTCGAGTACATAAAGCAGTTCGGCTAGGCTTACATCTTTATCAGCCCACTTAAAAATTAGGGTGCCGTGAGGTCGGAGAACGCGCCACGCCTCGTTGAAAATCCGTTTCATATCCTCGTGCCAGGCCTTTTCTAAATAGCCATAACTTTTGGCCATGTCCGACGTTTTGCCGCAGTTGATTAAATGAGGCGGGTCGAGGATCACGAGATAGAAGGTGTTGTCAGGAAAATCTAATTTCCTTGCGTCCATGAGTTGGTCAGGGTGAATCTCCAGCTTTTTGTATTGCCGCGTCCAATGAGTTTCATCCCTAATGTCTCCGAACAGAACGGACTTATTGTCCTTGTCGAAATAGAACATTCTTGAGCCGCACATCGGATCGAGTATCGGTTTCATAATGACTTCTCCATAAAAAACAAAAACGCACTGATTTCTCAATGCGCTTTTGTTTGGCACCTTTAAGAAATAAGGTGCCGAATAAGGTTTATTACTGTTTTTGTTCCGAAGCTGGCGCCGGCTCTAGTTCTATGTCGTGCTGTTTTAAAACCTTCCTTAAATACTCGTTTTCTTCGGTTAGAGCATTAGCCGTTGACACTAGTAATCGGTTTTGTTTGGTCAGCTTGTCATTGTTCTGGCGTATTTCCTCATTTTGCTGGCAGATTGATTTAATCGTCTCAGCTGAGTTCAAAGACCCTTTTGAGATTTCACCAACTAACTCACTTAATCGTTGATTGGAATCATTAATCACTTCGATCTGTTTCATGTTGACTTTGAAACTTCGATGGCTGCTAATGGAATCGTTAATTTGAGAGTAGAAAATTAAACACATTGCAGCCAGAATTATCCCGATAATCCAGTATTCATTTTTCATGATTGAAAACCTAAAAAATCGACACGTTTTTTTGGATGTGTCGATGGTGTAAAGATAACTACTTAATTAACTTGATTTTTCTTCAGCTCGATCTATAGCTATGTCGATAGCTTTTTTAATCGTTTCCCAAGCGCTGATGTCTATTCCGATTTCAGTAATTTTTTCACGCTGTAGGCCGTTAAAGTTGAGAATTACTTGATTCTTTTTAATGCCTATACCGAGGTCGGCGATGGCAGCACTTCCTTGGCTTTTTCCGAAAACGTCATAGTTTATGACGTAGGCGAAGAAGTTTATTTTTGGGAATTTGTTCACCATTCTTGCTCCTTTATATGCATGCCTTCATTGCTGCGTATGTTTCTGTTGTCCTAACTGACTTTGGCATGACACATGCAATAACCCGTTCACCGGACCCTGCAGAAAAAGTAGCCTTTAATGGTGTGCCTTTTTTATTTGGTCTATGAAAAATCGGACAGACCTCAAACGCGGCTTCTAATTCTTCAATAATTTTTATACATTTTGATTGGTAGAACCCGAACTGTCCCGGTTTTTTAAGGCTTTCATTCGGTGGAATTACTTTTGAGTAGTCCGGATAGGTTCCTTGCAGGGGTGTAAAAGGAAATGAAAAATCATCCACAGATATTTCCGTGTTGGAAAATCTTATTGTGTTTCTAGTCTTAGTTTTTGCGACTTGTTCAACGACATTGCGAGGAATTAACACACTTCCTGTGCCATTCAAACCATGTGCACATTTAACGGCTATGATCATAAAAGCATTGCAAGCAACTACCTCACTTTTATCAAAATCAACGAAAAGGCAGTTGAGTTTGTAAGGAATATCGTTTTTGGGCATTGCTGAGAGAAGAACTTTCAGTTGTCGTTTATTCATTGAATAACCTTTTATTTAAAAATTACGCGGGTGGCCTTAAAACAACCATAGATTGTCACTTCGTTTCTTTCGGTTGAAAGGGTTCAGGTAACTTTCTAAAAGCGATAACTTTAGAAAGTTTGGGCGCGTTCCAAAAATCTCCGACGCTGAAAGAGCTAAATTCCTGGCGTACATATTCAATAACTTTAATTTCACCAGACTCGAACTGAACTAGCCAATGGCAATACGCAGGAGGTTTTATTTGAGGGAAAGGGTTCCAGTCGTCTGGGTCGTATTCTTTAATTTCAGCGATTTCTCCTTTAGAAATCGTAGTAGAACTATGATCTAAATCGAAACAAATGTATGACGTTGTATTCGTCATTTGCCTGTTTACTTGATCTTCTACGTATTCCTCTCCGTAAATAACATTTAACGCTTGTTCAAGCGATTTATCTTTGAATCGATATTGGTACTTCATGCTTTTTTCTCCATCGGAAAGTAAGGCTCAGGCAATTTACAAAAAGCAATAACATCGTTCTTAAAAGCCCATTTGCCGAATTCAAATCTCCCAAAATCAAGAAATCTAACCGTCACGCCCGTGTCTGTTTTCATTAGCCGCGTTACTAAGTAGTTTCCGTTTTCTAGAGGTCTCTCCTCTGGGAAAGGTTGCCAAACGTCTAGCATGTTTCTGGGAAATTCTTCGAAATAACTTTTGTCTATCCGAAAGCTGTAAGCATCATCTTCGAATTCAAAAAATATGTGGTCGGAAGAATCTGCCATCTCATTTCTGCATACCACGTCAATGCCTTCATCTGAGATGAACTGATTCATCTTGCGTTTTAACTCAGGGTCTTTGATCTTCCACATCGTTTTTCTCCTACACACAGCCACCACAGCAGCCGTGAGGTACATTCTCGTTAATCATTTTGATGAGCTCGGTTTTGTGCTCCAGTAGCTCTGGATTCTTTTTTAATAGAGGTCCCGAGACATCCGTCCATGGACCCTCTTCAACATGCTCACTCCAGTGATCATCAAACCAAACATCACCGCCAGAGATCATGTCTACATAGCCTGCATATTGTTTGCCGTCTGCCTTAAATGTCAGCTTCCCCGCACACAGGTTTGGAAAGCAGCCGCTGTAATCGATGAATTCGAACTGCATATTGGCCTCAAAAGAGAAGCCCCGCTCTCGCAGGGCTCCTGGTTACTTATTTATTGTCTCCACCGGAGCGTCCTGAGATGTTCCAACGACCTCGCCATCTTCGATGTCTTTGAAATCCTCGACGCTGACGGCATTGATGTCGATTACGTCGTTCGGGTCGATCTTTTCCCCGGCTTCCCGCTTAGCATCGACATTGGCAACTTGGAGGGCTTCAATTGAAACAGGCAAATATTTAAAGAGGCGTCTGATCACGGTCTTTTTGGCCATCTCTTCAAAGTAGTTGTTCCAGATGTTTTTGGACTTCGCTTTTGCTTTGACGGCTTCAACTTCAGCTCGGCTCATTACTTCGAACTGATAGCCGCCACCGCGCAGAGTTGCGACTGCGTAGACGAAAGTGATGGGCTTTTTAACGCGGTCAGCTTCACAGCTCGGTACGTGATGAATGTCCGGATGTAAACCAAGCTGATAATTAAATTCGTCTCCTTCGCGAACGGCATAAGCATTCAGAGAAAGAACTTGGCCGGAGCGGCGGGCCAAATCAATCATGCCGCGGTAGCCAAGAATTAACTGGCACTGGTTACCATAGGGAACGAGATAGGCTTGGCCCAGAGCTGAGCCGGGCTCAAGTCCCAACTGAGCAGACTGCATGACCGCTCCCAAGAAGGAAGCCGGAGTCGTGTTGAGAAGGGCCGGAGTTTTCCGGACTTCGGTCGCGGCGATTCTAGCCATGCGATCAGCGCTCAAGTGTTTCGGAACCGCTAGCGCTAATTGTTTCTTGAACTGGTCGGAAAGAACTTGCTGCACGATAACAGGGGCTTTCGTTTTGGGTTTTGCTACTGGAGCAGAGGGAGCGCCGACAGCGGCGGCGAGTTGGTCAGATGTAGACATACTATTTGGCCTATAAAAAAGCCCCTCGAATTGAGGGGCGGTGTTTAT